ATGGTTGCTGCTTGGTGCATAGCTGAAGACAGCATACCGATAGCGGTGCTGCCGTCAGGGCTTTGGACCACAAGCCGGAACAGGAGAGCTGTGAGAGCTCCGCCCAGCACCGCGCCTGTATTGAACCCGTCGGTTTCCAGTTGATCGAGCAGGGCGTTCATTTCGTTGCCCGCATAGTCGAACTGCTTTTCAAGATCTTCGCTCATCCGCGTTGTACCCTCAACCACGCCGCAAGCAGCTTTTCTGCTGCTTCGACGGCCTCACGGCTATAATCGCCTCTAGATGCAATGTTCGTCACTTGAGCCGACACTGCGGTGTTAACTTTTGCCACCGCTTCATGGTACTCCATATCCTTGACGATATCGAACAGCTCTTCTTTCCTACGCATCGTGACCCATCCTATCTAGCGCCAGAAAACCGGCCATCTGGTGTTTATCGGTATCAAAAACAAACTGATGCTTGATATCGTGGTACACGCAGTATCCGACAGCATTATAAATCAGATCGTCCGGTGCTTGCGACTCGTCGATCAGGACGCGGAAAGTATTCCGCCGTTTTTCGTTCAAGCTCGTCGCGGGCTCAACAATGAGCCAGAACCAATAGTCCTCTTTCCCGGCCCATGCCATCATGCGGCCATCGCCGCGGATCGAGGTGACATCGCCGAGGACCGTGGACAGTCCACTGACATTGGCAATGATATCGACGACGACAGGCGGCAGTGCTTGTTGATCTTCCATTTCGTTCTCCCTAGTTGGTATAACCCATATATAAGACTTGTCGCATACATAGTCAAGCGTGATTGCTCCAACGCCTGCTTCCGTCATTTGGAGTTATTGGCGTGTACAGCGCATCTTCCGGCGACCAGCCGTTATTCAGCCTTTTAAAAAGCGTGGTGGTGTTGATGTTATTTTCTCTTGCCGCGGCTGTTATGGAAGAATATCCAAGAAACTCCATTCCCCCCTTTTTGATAACCGGCGGCGGGGCTAAACCAAAAGCTTGTTCTTTTGTCCATCCTCGATTGAGGCGTTGAATTACAAGACCGGCTTTTGTTCCAAAAACTTCTGCGGCATGAGCTACGTTATAATACTCAGTGCCTTGAACCGTGATCCGCGTTTTTCTGAGAGGACGTTTTCTATTAGTAGTCGCCGTTTTACACTGGTTCGATCGTTCTTCTATTTCCAGAGCTTCCTCTAACGGCCAGCCCTTACTAAGTCTTGCTCTAAAAATTCTTACCGGAACACCATAATGTCGAGCGGCGGCGGCCTTTGAACGAAAGGTATGCCCGTCTACCTCTATAGGTTTGCTGTATTTTACAGGATCGCTTTTTGGAGGTGGGGCTAAACCCAACGCCTGTTCTACAGACCATTTAGCAGAAGAGCGCAACAGACGATGCCTAAGTTTGTAATGGCACATGTCATAGGCATCCGCTAAAGACATTAAGCTGTCATATTGCACACCTTCAACGGTGTAGCTTTTGTTTCGGCTGACATGAGGCATCTCTTTAGGCATACCCCCTGTCTTAATGTTATACCCGTTTGGGTACATCGTATTCAGGTTGTCAATCCACCTCTTTTCACATTCGCCTAAAAGATTGATATCGGTTACGCGCTCTAACACTTCAAAAGAAATATTTTTTGGGCCGTACTTTCGTATGGCGTTTGCTAACGATCCCCGTGTTCTGGTTTTTCTTTCCGCAAACTTTAAGTGTTCCCGCACTCTGGGTGCAAGTGAGCTCCGAGTCGTGGCTCCGACATATTGCATACCGCTAATCTTATTAGTGGCTGAATAGATAAGCATAAGAAACTCCCGTGGTTCAGCTCACATATAGGACTTGTCGCATACATAGTCAACACAAAAAGAAAAGCCCCGGAGATTTCTCTCCGGGGCCCAACTACGGGAACGCTTCCAACATACGCGATCCTATGGGAAAGACAAGGACTTTTTAGGAGCTAAATTTTTGGGAAGTTGCAGGTTGCAAGAAACGCAGCGCGTGGGCTCTTTGAGTTGGGTGTCGCACTTTGGGCAGCGGCCCGCGTCCAGCCGTTTCTGGATGATATCCACCTCTTCTATTGGTGGATACTGGAGAGCTCTATTCTTTGTCCTCACAATCATTTACTTCTCCTGTTCCTTCGCACAGTTGACATTCCATCATGCGTTCTTCTAGCCAGCCACCTCTCCACGCCATGGGCGCGGGGACTTCTACCTCGTATTCACATTCGCCTTCACCGCCGCACTCTGGGCACTTCATCGGTTGCCCTCCCATTTATAAAAAATGTGATCGTTGATGCGGACGGTCCTGTATTTAACCTCGGCCCATTCGGGCTGGACATAGTCAGCATGATAATGGGTTGCGCCCTCAGTCGGGTCATAGGTGCGCTCAGTCATCGCGCCAAAAGCTACGAGAACCGCGGTCTGCCATGCGTCTTCTTCGGTTGGTTTGTCAGATTTGCCGTCACAATAATAACTAAACTGGCACATATGCCGAATGGGAAATTTAGGTTGCCAAGAATAGGTGGGGCCCTGTTTAACGACGGAGCAGATGTCGTCGGGGAACCGGGTGTCATCCACCCGGTTCAACACAACGTGGGCTACGGCGGACTGTCCGACGAAGGGCTCGCCTCTGGACTCAAAGTAGACCGCAGTAGCGAGACAGATTAAAGCTGCATCAAGCATGACGCCCTGTTTTTGGGTATTTGGTTTTTTTCACTTTATTTTTACTGCCCTTGGGTCTGCCTCGCTTCTTGGGAGGAGTTACGGTCGGAGGTTTCTCCGGCTCCTCAAAGAAACTAGGAAAAAACATTTTGAACATGTTTTTGATCATTAGCAAATCCTTATATACGAGTTGATAGAAGTTATCCCATACTACAGCTAAAAAAAGATGTCAACTGAATTGACACTTATTATTCAGCCGTCAGGATGTGTGTTTTTTATAGATATCCCACATGATCCGGAGCTGACCACTGATGGTCCGTCCTTCTAGGCGAGCTATCTTACGAATCTGTTCGTACACTTCGATGGGCACGAGCACAGATTTCCACTTGGTAGTGTCCATTTACACCTCCTGTAAAGGAATATATAGGACAACTGGCAGAGATACAAGAGAAAAAGGGCCCCAAGCGGTGCTCGGGGCCAGTTTAGGGAGGAAAACCATGAAAAGTTCAGCTTGCTTCGCCCCAACTTGGGCCGATCTCAACGTCACATTTACTTGGTATCTCCAACGGTACAGCATTTTCCATGATTTCAGCAATAGTATTTGCATCTTCACGATTTTTCACGGACATGGCGATCTCATCGTGAATTTGCACCAGAGGCAGGCGTCCCTGTTCATAAATATTCACCATGGCTTGCTTGGTCATGTCCGCAGCCGACGCTTGGATAAGGCGGTTGAGCGCTTTGTAGGTGTATGCCCGCTTCAGCCGGGTGGTCTCGCCGTATTCTTTGAGCGCATCTTGGTACGGCAGCGCCTTGTGCATAGCAAAGGTCGCGGGCTCCCAGAGGTCAAACCGGCACTTGCGGCCCAGTATAGATCGGACAGAGCCGCTTGAGCCCCGGCTGTTGAGGCTGTTCATCACGCCATTCATTAGTCCTTTAACAAATGGGACGCGGTCGTGGTACTGGCTGACTAGCCCTTTGGCTTCATCTACATCGATGTCGAGCTGGTCAGACAGCTTGTTCACGCCCATGCCGTACATCATGCCCAAATTAATTGTCTTGGCCTGCTTGCGAGGAATATTAGCCATCTCTGCCACCATTGTATGGAAGTCCATGTCCGGGTCCTCGCGGTATGCGGTAACAAACTCCTCGACTCCTGCCATCTGTGCGCCGCGAGATCGGCCATACACATAGGCATAGTGGACCAAGATCCGCGGTTCCTGTTGCGAGAAGTCAATCGCCGCCCACTGCTCGCCTTCTTCAGGCAGGAATAGGCTGCGTATCATGGGGCCGAGCTCAGGGTCGCGGGCCGGGATTTGTTGCAGGTTAGGGTTGGACATAGATATACGGCCCGAAACGGTGCCGCCGTCATCCGATCTGATCTGGTTGATGTGCCCGTGGATACGGCCATCTGCGTGGCAGTGCTTCATAATAGTGTTGATGAAGGTGCCGCTGGTCTTGTTCAGGTTGCGGGCCCGGACGATTAGTTGTGCGAGCTCGTGCGGGTGGTCCGCCAGAAACGACTTGGTGAAGGACGGGGCGTTCTTCTCGGTGCGGGGGTAGGGGATGCCAAGCTTGTCGAAGGCTTTGGCAATCGACGCTGCGGCCCAGAGCTCTACATCCTGACCAGCTACGTGCTTGATCTTAGCAAGCGTGGCCTTCTCTTCCTTGATCAGGTGGTTGCGGGTGCGCTCAACACGATCTTGGTCAATGCGGACGCCGCGCCATGTCATGTCTATCAGGCACGGCAGAAGCTTGAGCTCAAGGTTTGCAATCGGCCAGAGCTCTTCCTTGGTAAGCTGCGCGGACAGATAGTTCCAGAGCTTGAGTGTCAG